AACGAGCGCACGCTTCTCGAACGTGTGCGAACGCATTTCTCCCATACCAATGGCGCGAAGAACGTCACCCTCGTTACGAGCCTCTTCAGAGGGCACATAACCGCGTGAAGCCTCGGCAGCCTCGGACTTACGCTCTTCCTGGCGCTGTGCAACAGCAATCGCCTCATCAGCGCTGCGGATGTCAGCCTCAAGAGCGTTCACCTTGTTTAGAGTCTCAGCGTCAAGACCGCCACGCTCTTCTGCCTTGTCCAGGGATTCCTGAATCTGAGCAGTAAGGTTTGCGCGGAGTTCTTGCTGAGACTTTACGAACTCAGACAATTTTGTCTCCTTATAGTGTGATTACAAATACAGTCGCGCTGACGCAGACTTTCACACGGCGGTGCTAACACTCAACCGATACATTAATTTTACCCCAGTAACCACACTTGGGGACAAAAGACCCTCCCGGAAAGGGGGAACGGGAGGGGAAACCCGCTACCGCTTCTCTGCGGCCTTAAAGACTCGGGTTTCTTTGATCGGTTCCACGTCCTCACGCTCAACCTTCGGCGCGGGCGCAGGAGCATCAATGGCGACAATCGCATCAGCCCAAGCGTCAGCAAGTTGCTTGACAGGACCGGACTCGGGATTGCCCGCAACATCCAAAATAACCTTCTTGATTTCAGCCTTACTAGCCATAACTAAATCCCCTTCAGGAGTTGTTCGAGTTTCTTCTTCTTTAGTTCAAGCATAGACGGGTCAATCTCGTCATCCTTGGTTTCCTCAACAGGCTCTTCAGCCTTCGGGGAAAGCGTGTCAACAACCTGAGTCAAAAGGCTTGCTTCTTCATCAGACAAGTCCATACCAGATTCAATCTTCAACATGGCGTCAGCAAGCGCGTCAGCATCCACATTGGCACGCTTAGCAATCTTGTCCAAACCGCGCACAGCAGTAGAGCCAGCCGTTTGGGTGTAGGCGGGGAACGCCACAATGCTTGTCTCGAAAAGACGGACCGAGTTGAGGACACGTTCGTTTTCAGATACCCATTCATCGCCACCCTTGGGAACGGAGAAGCCAAAGCTCATTGAGTCAACATCGCCACGCTTGATGAGGTAGGCGGCGTCGCGTCCGGCCTGAGTGTCAGGCAGATCAGCGGAGACACGCAAACCAACGTTGTCTTCTTCGAGGCGGAGAGTTCCGGCTCGTGTTGAACCAAGTACCGTACCGGAGTCGTGGTTCCACAGAAGTTTCACATCGTTGCGGGACTGTAGCGAACGCTTGAAAGCACCGGGAGCGATACGCTCGGTGAACGGCAGTGGCTCAGATGGTGCATCAAAAACCGCAGCGTAACCGGTGAAGGTCATCCCCCCGCCATCAAGCTCACGAACCTCAAACTTTGTGCTGTTGGTTCGCGTTTCAATCTTCGCCATCTCTTTAGCCTCCACGTTTACAAGCTGTCGATTCTCTTCTTCAAGTCTAGCAACGACGCCCTCAGCATATTCCATCGCACGTCTCGCGGCGCGTTTCGACGGGCCGGAACCCCACAGCAAGTGAGCTACAACACCAGCAGAAGGATACCCTTCGCTATCGGGCGAAGCATCAGGGGCGTCAAGATCGTCCATGTGTCGCGCAATCCAAGCAGCAATACGAACCCACTTATCGGCAGTCACATTACCTTCAGCCATTGCGCGGGCTTCTCTGACAGTCCTATCCACAAGCCCGTCACCCGAGTAGCCTTCTTCGTGATATTTCAAACCTTGACGGGCTGCGGCTCTCATATAAGCGGGTGCAGACAAATTGACTTCACGGTTCTCATCAACAGAATCAGGTGCATCGTCAAGTAGGGGCTCATCAAAAGCAAACTCGGGCATCTCGTCATCGACGAGTGCGCTGATACCACTGAGTTGCGAAAACTTCAAACCCAAGAAGGTTGACGCCTCAGTCCACTGCCCGTCCACCTGCTCATACATTTGCACAAGCGCGGCAGGATCAAACACTGTGCCCATAATCTGCACACCAGAACCAGGGATGTCAACAGTGCCAGCGCTAACAACCTCACGAATACGTCCCTGATAGGTTTCACCGTGATCTTTCCAAGAAACAAAGTCACCAGGCTTCAAAGTACCCGGCATGGCACGTTCACCTAAGAACTCAGAATCTTCCTGTGCGGCAATCGCAAGCGCCTGATCGATAGCGTCATCCTTTGTGTTATGGCAACCCATCACTTCACCATCCTCTTTGATAGTCGCCCATCCCGAGCAACCCTCAGCCGAATCAGTAATGTAATAAGGCATTAGTCCTGAATCACCGCCAAAATCCCCAACTCTAAACCAGACGGGTCTGAGAGCGCATACAAATCATCCCCTGGCCCCAAAGTAATTACCATGCTCTCACCTGGGTCCATGTGAACACTGTTGTTCACGGTAATACCTGGGCCACCAACGTGAATGTACTCGTTCGAGCTTTTTGTCATGTTGTGCAAATGCACTTCCTGACCCATGTTCCTTGGTGGCACAACCATTTGCGCGGCTGTACCCAAAGTAACCAGATTGTTATAGATAGGCATTATTCGACAACGTACTCCGAGTTAGGGTCCTCCGGGTCAATCTGCGCCGTAGGTTGCAACTGCACAGACGGCAAACCAGTGTGGTCAATCGCAGGCAGACCGAGTTTGTCCAAAACATCCGCAGGATCAAAACCAACCTGGATAAGACGCTGAGCCATATCCACTTTCTCGGTTTCTTCCTTCAACGTGGCAGCAGCAACGTTCACGTTAGCTAAGGGCACCCTAACCGTGTCAGCCGATGGGTCATCAATGCTCTGTAGGTCTTCAAGGCGTCGCACATCGTTGATGGTGAGGAAGCCGGACAGAAGACCGGTGCTGTAGGCGGTCATGCGGGAGTTGATGTCTGCGCGAAGCAAACCGTCAAGGTTGAACTTGACGAACGCGGTCTCTCCGCCGGGGTAACGTGCCATGAGGGGCGAGAACGCCGACTCAAGTTTCTGCACGATAGGTCGCAGACAGTGTATAACCCAGGCCAGGTTGTTTTGCTCCACAGAGGCGTAAGTGTTTGTGCCGGGAAGACCGAGCAGATGCGGTGGCACATTGAAAGCCCTAGCAACATCCTCGACAGCCATGCGACGTGAGTCAATAAACTGTGCCTGATCGTTACCAACCGAGGTGGGTTTGTAGGAGGCACCGCCGGAGAGAATACCGGTGCGGTGTGAACGCTTCCAACCCTTGTGACGTGCGTCGAAACCTTCTTGCAAGTTCTTGGCTTGCTCAGCGGTCAACTTGTTCGGGTACTCGATGATGCCCTGAGTGGTGGCACCAGCACCGAAGAAACGGGCAGCGTAGTTACGGAGCGCGATAGCGAGACCGAAGTCTTCCTTGAGAGCCTCAACACGGGACACACCACGGATAGCTCCGGGGCGCACCACGTCAGGAATGTGAATCATGTTGTCGGCAGAGACAGGGCGTGACTCGTTCTTCACTTCGTACATGACACGTCCAAGACCATTACGGCGGATTGTCACGTCAAGCGGGTTCAACACAACCATGTTGTTGATTTCACCACGACGGTTGCTATACACGCGAATGAAAGCGTTACCGTCCAACAGCATTGACACAATGACGGCACCGTAGAAAGCTTCCTTGGTGGTGTCAACGTCAGGCTGAGTCACCCAGGCAGGCCGGGGACGGAAAGCACTGCGGCGACCATCCAACCGAATGTAAGAATCAACAGGCAATGTGGAGATGGTGTCGCTGATGAGGCTGACAGCGGAGAAGATGGCGTTGACCTGGAAAGCGGTCTCCTGGTTGACGACAGTCCCAGACTCGTTCTCTAGTTCGAGGAAGTCACCGGAACCCCAAATGGTTTGGAAAGAAAGCGCACGCTCTTCCCCGTCACTGTAGAAAAGATCACCAAGCATTACTTACGCTCCAAACTGAGACCGAACAAAATAGCGAAAGCACCGGCAACAATAAGTCCTGCTGGTGGGAAAATAAAAGCGACACCGGCACTGATAGCCACAGCGCCCCCGATTTGCAACCCATTTACTAACATAATGTCCTTAGAAGAAAAACTCCGGCACTCCTTCATCTATTCTACTTGCTGTTGCTCGGTCATAGGCGATAATGAACGCGATAGCGGCGTCAATCTTCTTCCGTGACGTTGCAGACTCCTTCGTGACCCTCTGACCACGATGATCCATCTTGATAACACAGTTATCGATATGCCTAGCCAACACCGGGTTGCCGTCTTGCTCCAGGCGACCTTCCGTGACCGCCTCAAACACCTTCTGAGTGGCAGGAATCATCAAATTCAATAAGTTCGTTTTATATTCGACGATTGGGAAGTCCATTTCGTCCAAATCCTGCATCATTGACGCCCAACGGTACGGATCACACGCTATTTCACGGCACTGAGGGTACTTTTGCACATAACTGATGATTGTTTGCTTCACTTCTTCGATATTTACACGCCAAGTGTCATCATCACGTTCAAAATCCTTCTCCCACACCTTCACAAGCTTCACTTTTGGCTTTTCACCCTCTTTAGGGATAGTTACAGCGCAAATAGCGGTGCTGTCGTTCGCGTAAGACCCGTCAAAGCCCAAAACATAGTCCTCATCGGCTTCTATGTCCACATTTTGCGCCAATTTGGTCCAAGAACCCGTCGGAAGCCACGCTTGTTGTGCCGAAACCCACTGATTGCACCGTTTTGTGCGAAATTCAGCCTCCGGGGTGCGTTTCACCGCACTCTCGAAGTCACTTTTAGCAACAATGTCATCAAAACCAGGATTAGCAGCCCGCCAAGTGGACTCAAGCTTATAATCGGCTTCCGCAGGTGCCTCATACCAGCACATATAGAAAGTTTCGTCCGTTTCCTCACCTGAGATGAGGCGCTTGCCGTAGTTATATAGAGTGTAAGCGATTGAGTCCTTACCGGTCTGCGATTCCGTCTTCACACCGGCAGTAGTAATCGCTATCAGCGTGGCCTGC